ATCTTCTGATGCTCAAACTCAAACTCCCGCTGATTATCCAGCCGGTCTTTCAATTCATCTTGTTGCTTCTGATTGAGCGCTGCCACATCCGCTGCCGGCATCGCTGCTTCAATTTCTAATTTTTTCTTCTCTGCGATGACTGTCTTTAGTGCACCTATCTCTTGCTTCAATCTTTGCGAAGCTGCGAGATTCGTCGGCACGGACGTCCCGCCCATTTGCGTGTTCGTAGTACGCATCTCGACTTTGAGATTCTTGAACCGCTCTTCCAGTTCGGCCAGCTTCCGCTGAGCTTCTTCTATGGTAAGGCCTGCAAGTTCCTTACGGTATCTCTCTGTTGCTTTTGCAGCATCTTCTGTCCTTGATTGCAACGCGGCAAATAGCCCAACCACGGCAGTCAGCCCCAAAATTACCCACCCGACCGGACCAATCCCAAGTCCGATCATTGGTAACAGCTTCGTGATTACTCCGCTGAATACATATAGCGCGGCAGTCGCTACACCCATTGCCACTGCCAGATTCTGCAGCGCCGCCGGTGCCCGGTTAAATGCATCTACCATATCGGTAAGCAGTTTCACAAACGGTGCCGAAATCTGCTGCACCATAACTCCCAACGAGGCGCTCGCCCGCGTCGTGGCAGCCGCCATCCTGGCCTGCTCTCCGGCGGCGCTATTAGAGAGCTTGGCCAGGTCGCCAACTTGCGCTTCCGTCTCACGCATAATCCCATTCACTTCCGCCTGAATCTTCTCTTGCGTCGTGAGACTCATTACCCCTTTGCCGATGCTCTCGGCATATTCCTTCCACAATATCGAGACGTTCTTGGTGACTCCGGCATTGTCTACCAGAATACTGTTTTCGTTCTTCAATCCTTCGGTCGCCGTCTTCACCGCTTCGCCGAGTGAGAGATGCGAAACCTTTCCAAAAGCCGCTGCTTCACCCAGCCGGTTTAGCGTCTGTACCGCTTGCTCCAAGTTGTAACCACGCGAGAGCAGATTCTTCAGAGCAGCAGCCGCGTCGAAATCACTCATCAATCCCGCGCGTACCGCCTCGAGATCTTTCACCGCCTGGTCCGCGCCTTGAATGCGCTTGAAACTGGCGACCGATTGCAGCCCCGCAAATGCGGCCGTAGCCTGGTTCGCCGCTTCGTTCACGTTGCGCAGAAAAAGAAAAACCCCCGCTCCGGCGATGGCGGTCTTAACCGTGGCAAATTCCTTCTTCACCTCTTGCGCTTTGTTCTTGAGGTTCCGACTGAATTCGCTTCCCCCTTTCAGCCTGAGCCATCCTACTATTTCAGCAACCGTCGCCATATTTTTCTTCTTTTATCCGCGTTTGCCCCTATAATCCGCCACCTACTATCTGCACTTCCAATCGATCTCTCCGCCGGCGCTCTTTTTCTTCCTTGGAAACCTTCACCCCTTTGAAACTGATCTTTCTTCCGAACCCCGCGCCATGCAAGAACCCCACGATGTTTGCTTCCTCTTGCGCCACGCTGTCTTGCAACTTACATCTATGTAGCGCCGCCATGAATTTTCGCTCTTCCAATTCTCGCTCTCGCTTCAACTTCAGCCAGATGAAAAACCGCGTGATCGGCATCGCTTCGATGCCGCCATACTTCGTGCAGTCGCCACCGGCTACTTCGAAGATGAGTTGTTCCCAGGGGTCAATCTTGACTCCGGCACGTTGCTCGGTTCCACGAGTCGCTTGAACTGGCCCGACAAGATCTCGAACCATGCAGTATTGAGTGCGAAAAAATCCGTAATCACCTGCGCTGCGATGGACATTGGTAAATCGTCAAACTCCTCTGAAGCATTTTCTTCCTCGCAATCCAACACGATTGCCAGAAATCTCTCCACTGAACATTCAGATACAATCGCGTTAATGACGGCTTTAAAGTCCATCACGTTTACAGCGTCCACTGCGCCGAACTCATTGATTATGCCCAACACCATTCTGAATCTTTTCAGACTGAGCTCGCGCTGCACGTACTTCTTTTCCCCAACCTGATACATTCTATCTTCCACAAGAAAGCTCCTGATTTTTAACTGTCCATGCCGTCACTCACGTCCACCGATTCACCTTTATGGCAAGTCGCCCTCGTCATACTCCGATACCACCTTGCCCAGCCGATCGCTGTTGTCCGGATCCTCAGTGCACTCGAACCGCACCTTGATGAAGCGCCGGTCCCCAATCTTCAACACTTGGCTGAATCCACCGATGATTGCCACGCGGTAGCCGTAGAAATAATCGTACAGATCCATGTCTTGTGGCTGTGGAACTTTCAACCGGATCGCATAATACGTGGCCGGCTGGAAGTCTGGGATCTCGAACTCTTCGTTCGGCGGACTTCCGCCGCTGTTGTCAACCACTGCGCTCATCGACGCGCCGAATGTAAGCGCCATATTGCGCACACGGTGCTCGAGCAATAGGCATTCGAACGCCAGCTCATGGGCGTTCTTCAGAATCTCACGAATGCCCATCGTCGTTCCGGACTTTAGTTTGTTGTACTCAGCCGTGTATTCCACGGTCACACCATCTTCATTCGGCTTTCCCAGATTCGTGGGGCTGCTGAAGTTGCCGCCGACCACATCGAGATCGATTCCGGCGCAGCCAATGCGTGTTTCAAAGTTACTCGTCGCTGCCATTTCAATCTCCGGTTTATTCCATCACTTCCAGATTTTTTTCCCGCCGCTTCAGCGCTTCCAGATGCTCGCGCCGCACGGCCGTCCCTTCGCCGCCGAGCTTCAGGTCATATCGCTCCCCTTCCACCGCGTGGATCGCCCGTCCATATTGCGCCAAGCCGATAAACTTCAGCCGGCATTTCACAAAGTCGATCTGTGCTTGCTTTTCGTTTTGGACTTCTTCAGCCATTGCTTTCACCAATCCTTCTCTTTTCAACCTCTTCCCATTGATCCTTGAATCCATGAAACCATACCTCCAGTTCCTGTGGACTTTGTAGCATTATTGCACACTGGCCTGTCCGATTACTTTTAACATATTCCATCAAGTCTGCTAAAGGACGCCATCCTATCACTTTCCAACCACTCTTTATTACCAAGTTAAATTGGTCATCGTAGCTCCATGGCGGCTCACACCTTAACGCATAGCCTGAGTTATTGTAATGATACCTATACGATGGCAGCTTTCTCATCTCAAACTCAATGCGCCGTTTCTGATAATATACCGCGCCTTCAAATCGACGCGCGCAAACACATATTCCCCCGAATGGGCATGAATGAACTCCGCATATTCCGTCTCTCCGAACTCCGTTAATTCCGGATGCCCAGTTATGCCCGCTGTGTAAGTCGTCGAAACCAATTCCGGATTGCTGCTGATCACAGCCTGCACCGCTCTCATCAAATCTTCCGCCGCTTCTTCTTTCTCTCTGCGATGCTCGATTCCACCATCGAGCTGATCTATCTGAATCAGCACCGCAATCCCAATATGCCCTTCCTGGTAGATGTATCCTTTGCCGCTGCCAACATTCACCGCCCGTCTTTTATCAATCCATACTGTGGAAGGGGAGAGCCCTTCTTGTTCGTTTCGAATCACCGTCGATCCCAAAAGCACCCCGGCCGTCGCTGCATTGAGTATCTCGTACACTGCTTTAAACATCTCTTTCATTTCTTTAATCCGCGCTTTTCCCTAAAAATCCGCGACCCACTATCCGCGTTTCCCGATTCATCCGAATATCAGATCTTTCAACTTCGGCGCTTCTTCTTCAAACGCTTCACGCAGAAACGGCCGGGGCTTCATCCCCCGAATCGTCACCTTCTTCACCGGATGGGATGCGCCTGGCCAGACCAACGCCCGCTTGTTCTTAGGAAAAATCGTGTATGGCCGCGCCTTCGGCCCATAGACTCCGGTGCCCTCATGCACATAGATTGCATAGGGCGCCGTGAACTTCACTTCGGCCCGTGTATCAAACCCAGATCCCGAGAAGCTGGTCGTACCTGAACTCATCAAGTTCCCGCCTTTTTTCTTTCCCTGAAACTTAGCCACCGGCGCGCGCTGCACCGCCTTCGCCTCGATCAATGCCGCCACTCGCTTCACCGCAGCTTCCGCTTTCTTGGGGAATTGAATGATCATGCCCCTAAACTCTTTGTCATCCAGATCGATCTCGGCTACGGGAAATTGTTTATCTGTCGAAGCCATTCCTGTCCACCGCGTTTGTCAAATCAATTACCGGAACTTGATCCGCCATTGCCTTTACCGTTTCTCATCGTCACATACTTATCCAAAATCCCTAACCCCAGAATCCCAGAAATCAAGAATGCCCAATTCATTGGAATGTCAACCATCTCTTTCACGCCCACTGCGATCTTCACATACGCACTCAAGAATGCCGCAGAAATCATCAGCATGATTAACCGCTTCATCGAAGCTTTTCCATCCGGCTCCTGAAAAAATCCCTTCACCCATTCAACCTGTTGCTTCAACCAGTCCATCTTGTCCACCTCGTCAACAATCAACCTTTATTTTTGATCCGCATCTTTCCCTATTAATCTGCGTCCACCTTCGTCGCTTCGTATACGCCCTTGATCTTCTTGAACAAAAACCCGCCCAACGACTTCGCCTTCATCAGCGCCGTGTGCACCGCCTTCGGCACATCCGCATAAGCATACACGGAGCCATCTTTGAATTCAATCTCCAGACGCCTGGTCGCTGCCTCATATCCCACCGAAATCAAGTTGCTCGATTTGACTCTCTTTCTTTCCATGTCCATCTCCACTTTAATCCGCGCATCCCTACTGATCCGCGCTTCCCAATCACTCCGGCCAATCGTCATCGATCTCTGCACCATCATCATCGATGGCAAACGAGCGCTCCGGCCCCGGCGATCCCCCACCGAAATCTTCCACCACATACAGCGCCGCTGCTTCTTCCGCCTTGCGCACCATGTTATCTTGCATCGTTTCAATCTCAGAGGGCGACATGTACCGGAACGTGCTCTCCCCAATAATGCCATCCCTGGCTATCCCCGCTGCCTTGCTCCCACTGGATTGCATCACCGTATTCCAGGACATTATCCCAACCGCGATGGCGAGATAAGCTTCCGCATCTGCGAGCGCCTGGCACTGAGCTGTGGCTCCGGAGAACTCTTTTGGAGTCCCAAGTGTGCCGGCTTCAGTCTCAGATTCTGCATAAGGCGCATCACCGACCCAGCGCTTCAAGCGGCGGCCAGCATGGCGCAGATGCGGATTTATCACTGCATCACTGAGTGAGTTTGGCATATTCCCCATAACCCTGACATGGTTCGCGTCTGCAATCATCTATTTAATCCGCGTTTTTCAGATCCGCATTCTCCCCTAAAATCCGCGCTACTCTACCTTGCCTTGTTCTCGCAGTTGCGCCGCCACGTCAGCAGTCACGGTCAGCCTGTCCCCGACTTTGTACTTCACCTCGTCCACGGCAATCTTTTGCTTCACGGTCACTTCCACGAGGCTGGTCTGCGGTTCATCGATTGCCTTGGCCGGTTTCACTTCGATCAGCTCTCCGGTGTTGATTCGCGCCTGCACAAAGGCCGTCTTCGGCACTTCCTGAAACCCTTGTTTCTGACGCGAGCTGCAGATTGCAATGCCATTGGCGGGGTCAACGAACCCACCGTTGCGCTTGGCAACCTTTTGCCCGAGCTTGATTCTGATGGTGTCCATAGCTCCGTTCATCCGTTTCCAAAAGTTCATTGCCCCAGCGAATCGCGGCCAGGCACAAACCAAACCCCAATGCAAACCCGACCGCGATACCTATGATCAATCCAAGCATCATGGCAGATCGTTCGTGGTGTCCCAGACCCTAGCGGCATTCGTGATGATCCGCGCATAGCCCACCACGTCGGAAATTGCGATGTTCTGCCACTGCGAAGTTACGAGCCGTTCGGTTTCAGTGAGACTGGCGTTTGATTCTTCGATCCGCTCCAGTGCACGTGACGCGTCCACGCCCAGCACCTTATCGGAGAGAATCGAGCTGCTCGGGTCATGCCGGCGGACCGGTGATCCAAACGGCGTGATCGCGTTGCCCGTGCTGAAAAATTGTTGGGCAACCAGCGAATTGTTGAAATCCGCCATTGACATCAGCTCGATCCAGTTCGTTTTGTCCGCGGCCAGAATCCGGATCTCATACGGCTCGAATTCTGCCAAAAACTTGACGAAGTTTTTAAAGCCGATTGCGCCAATCGTATCCACCGGCGCGCTGTTACCGTTGCCGTCGCCATTGATGGTCACTGAAACCGCGTCTTCGGTTTTGTCGAGCATCATCCGAAAGCCGGCAAGTTGGAAAAACACCGCCATCTTGTTGGCGCGAATTCGGCGCATGTGCTCGTAGGTCGCCTTGATGAGCATGCCGTGTTTCTTCAGCTTGATCGTTTCATCGCCGACCGTGATGCTGACCGTGGGGAACTCCACGCCCTGGCCAACCACGCCCATGCTCACGTCTTGCGTTTCATCAATGCTCGCGGCCTGATACGTTCCGCTCTCGATCTGAGTCACCACGGCGATCAGATCTTCATCGCGCAGTGTATACCGGCCCAGAAGCTGGCCAACCTTCACTTGCGTGTTGATGAACTCCGGAAACAGCACGCGATTCTCCGGCGTGTTGTAGAACTCTTCCAACGTCACCGCCGCTTTGCCGTTGACATTGAGATTGCGCACCGCAAGCTGGCGTTCGAAGGCATTGAGTTCGCACCCAGGATAATTCTCGCTGGGATCAATCTCTTCCAGAAGTTCGGTCAGTGTGACCGGCGCCGGTTTGCCATTCACCGCGCGCGATTGGCACGCCTGGTACATGCCGAATTCCAGCGGGATCTTTTTCAAGCTCGAAGGTTTCACGCTTCCGTTCGGCCCGCGCACCGCCGCGGCCATGTTGGAAACGTCGAATCCGTAGAGCAGAGCCAGATTCAACAGATCAGAGAAACTCACCTTTCGCATTTCATCATCCTCTTTGATATTTTTTTGCTTCTTGTCCACTTCGTCCACACTCAGTCCATCTCTCACCCCAGATCAACAACGCATGTGCTGGCATCGGTATCCACCGATTCCACAAAGAACGGGATGCCGTTTGTGGCGTCGATCTGCACCGCGCCGCTTGCGCCGCATTCAAGCTTGTTGTATTCGCCCACGGTCGGCGCCGTGCTCGTGTAAGTCACGGTCGCCAAGCCGCGCACTTGCACGGTGATCACGTCGTCTTCAATGTTCGTGATGACTCCGCGAAAATGTTCATTCGCTCCGCCGACCTTCACCAAGCCGCCGGTGGTAATGCTGGCCGCCTTGTTTTCATGCGTCGCCTTCGTGATCGTTCCGCTCTTCCCATAGGAAAGGAATTGCGCGAACTGCCCCGCTTTCTTGTGAGTTGTCCATGCCATCGTTAGATTCTCCGAAATCTCGGTATCACTGATACGCTCACTCTAAGAGCGCGTTATTTGCCGATTCGGAATGCTTCCTGATTGATCGGTTTCTCGTTGCCTTTTGCTTCTGCCGGCGGCTCTTCCACGCTGCTTCGGCGCTCCATCTTCCCGCCGCATTTGCTGCACTTCATCGGGAACTTCTTTTCCAACTTCGCGCTGTACTCGGCGTGGAACTCTTCCAGACCGTCCAGATCCATCAGCTTCAGAAGATTCTCCGTGCCCTTGCCACACTCGCCCTCGAGCTTCACCACAAGTTGTTGACATTCTCCCCGTCGCTTCGTAACCAGGGCCTCGTAGACTTTCGCTTTAACGTCCAGCGCTTGCTTGCCTTCGCGCAACTCGTCGTTCGCTTCGGCCAGTGTGCGCACCGATTCTTCCAACTCTTCCCACGTCGAAAGCGCGCTAATCCCAAGCAGCGCTGTCAATGTCGAAAGCTGTGCTTTGCTCAACAACAACCCTTCCATTTCTCGATCTCCTTTGTTTTCACTCAGCGCCTTGCGCTCTGCGCTCTGCGCCAATTTATCCGCTTCGGTATCACCGCCTTCATGCACCAGTGCGATATGCTGATATGCCAACATCTCCGTAACCATGATCCGTACAATCGCACCATCGATCTCTTCGCCAATCAAATTCCAGAACTGCCAACTCTCTAGGTCTGGATGAGATTGCTCCCATTCAAAGTAAAATGAGATCGAACAGCTTTCCACGAGTGGGGGGTCTGCCAACAGTTGCCGACATTCCTGCGGACAGATCTTGTAATCCAACCTCACGTCCACATTGATGCCCGGTGCGGATTGATCGCCGCTGGCTTCACTCCATTCGGCGCCATTGATATAGCCGATGATTGCCTGCGTGGCCTCGCTATGGCCGCGATGAAACTTCAAATGCCGGCGCCGCGTCCCACCCATTGACTTCGGCAGCATCAGTGGGATACTGCGCAGCAATACGCCCGGTCTGCTGAAGTCGAGCCAGTATCCATCCGGACCGAGATAGGTCGCCGAGATTGCCCGAAATTTCATCATCATCCAATCTTCCGGCTTCGGCATCACATCTTCCGGCTTGTCTGGCATCGTCAGCTCAAGCTTCTTGGCGACCGGTCTCATGCTTTCCACCGGCATCCTGAGAGCGATGTTCGCTCGCTTCTCCCCAACCAACTCGATCCATTTCGGCACTTCAACTTTCATCCTTTTGTCCATCTCGTCTACTTCGCCCATCCGCCCTTGTCTCTGCTTTTGGATTCACATCCGCGCCATTCCCCTATCAATCCGCATAGCCCAAGTCTCGGCTTTTCCATCAACCGCCTTTTTAAACGTTCTGAATGCGTTCAAATCGCTCGCCACTGTACGCGCTCAGAAAACCCATAGGATAAGACCCAAACAAAGGCGCGTTCTCCACAGGCGTTATGCGCTGTTATTCTCTACCCACCAAAGCTGACCACGTTTCAACAAATCCGGATTCAATTCTGCCGCTATTCTCATCAATGATCCTGCTAAACACATACACTCATCAAACTGACGTGGATCATTATAGCCCTGCGCACAAACCCTCTGCGCCTGCCGTTCCATCTCCCGCGCTTTTTCAATTTGTTCCATTTGATCTTATCCGCATCTTCCTTATTAATCCGCTTCACCCTTCAACTGCGACCAACCGCGTTTTACAGTTCGGATGAAACGGCGGGAACCCAATTCCCTGCCGTGTTGCTTCCGTTACTCCGATGCTGCGAATCACTTCGCTCGTAATCGGCGCAAGTCCCTTCGCATATTCTTCCGGCGAGAGCGCACTCAGCTTTTCCACCGCTTCCTGCGCCACGGCAACTTTGATCCGCGTGCCCGTCATGTAGATGCAGATCTCAGCCTGCGGTGCCGGATTATAGATCATCGCTTCTTTGAAACCTGCTTCATTGAGCTGTCCCACATGTGCCCAGTTGCGCATCCGCGCTACCGAAGTATCAATGATCCGCTGTGCCTCATAGTCGCTGAGCGGCACCAGCCGATCTACCGCCAGCGATTTGAACGTGTCGAGCGCTTCGCGCGAGGTGCGACCAAACAGCCCTTCGCCTTTTTCCAACCATTGGCTCTTTAGAAAATCGAGTACTTGATTTTCAGTCGGCTCATTGAAGATGTACTTGCTCAGATAAAGCCGGTCGAAACGACGCATGAACTGCACCGTGCGCCGGTCAACACTATCCATCGTGAAAGTGAACTTGCCCGCCGGAATCGCCGACCGATCCTCGGTGCGATAGTACTCGTAGATCTGCTCCACCGATTTCTTCAGCGCTTCTTGCGCTTCCTTCGACGTGAACGCTTCAGCGTAAGCTGAAGTCATCACGCCGAATGCGCGCTGCGCGAAATCTTCCGGCCCCGAAAAATCCCGCAACGCCGACCGTCTCAGGAACGCAGCCAGCACGTCCACCGCTTCCATTGTGCTATCCTTCAGAAACGGTTGGATCGACTTCAAATACTTCGCTCCCCACTTTTCCAGTACGCGCCGCACCGTCTCTTCCGCCGTCAGCTGTATCTCAATCCTCGGCCGCACGAAACTATATCGTTGTAATCCCCGATCATATCGAAATACCCTTACCAATCCACCCCGTCCACCAAGTCCACTTTGTCCATCTCGCTCCCCGTTCAACCTTTCCACCTCAAACCATGAATCATACCCCAACTCCTGCGCCGCAGTATCCGGATCTATCACGCCAGTGCGTGCTTTTTCAATGATCGCGCGTTGCCGTGTTTCTTGAGCCTGTGCTTCAGATAGTGGATCTCTGGCCGGATTGTCATTGAACTTGAATATCACTCGCTCAACTTGAATCCCTTGCAATCTAAGATCGAGATTGTATGTTGCTTCCATTCGACGCTTGGGAAGCGAACGGATATTGTTCGCCTGCCTGATCATGAACATGTACGTCACGTTCGCAAACGTCTCCGTGGAGTGATAGCTCCGGCCTATGATCGTCGGATCGATCCCCATGCCACTCGCAATCTGCTCTTCATTCAAGTCCCAAACATCTTTCGAGCCGCGCGCGTCCGACGTAATATTGTGATGCTCTACTGTTTGATCCGAAAACTTCACCATCAAACCGCGCATGTAATTCACCTGCAGCGCTGTCACCACTGCGGTGAGATACTGGCCCTTCCGATCGGAATACTCTTTGTCCGACTCGGCCGCTTTCTTCGGCGGGGGAGTGAGTGTCATCGCCACCAAACCCAGCAAGCCGAATTTGCGCATTACAAATTTTATGTTCTCGTTCATATCGCGTTGCGCCAAGAGCGGCTCAATTGCGGCAACATACAACGGCACCGCGTAAGGGGAGTTTTTGATTCGCCTAAAAGCAAAGTATCGATATTGCGTTTCGTTCAGTTCTAACATTTCCCCAGTCATCAAAAGCTGGAATGGCTTGTACCCGCCATCGATAAGCTTAAACCGGATCCGGTCCGTGGGAACTATCACCACTCTGTCAACCCCGTCCATCTTTTCCGAAACTACATCTTCCGAACTGATGGCGCCAGTCACTGCGATCTGCTCGATGTAATGATTGATCAGCCCGTCGATTCCGGCGCTCATCGGGTAAAGGTTCTGCGCCCGATCATTCAACCGTGCATGCGCTTTTTCGACGATGCTATCACTCGCCGCTTCCACTACAAGCTGATGGCCATTATTTGCCAGGTTGATGAGATTCGTTGTTGCGTGATTCAGATCCGGATTGATCGGCGCTACGCGCGTCAGCCATTCCACCAGATCAAATGGCAGAACTGGATTGAGTCCGGCCAGATCTTGCAAGAATAATCCCATCTGGCCGAACGAAGTCGCCGTCTCTTCTACGCTCGATCTGCCTGCCTTTGGCGCAACCGGATCATTCCCCTGCGCCAACATCGCCGCCGTCTTCTGGATTTCTCCGAGCAGATCCTTCTGCGGCTCAGGCTTCACGTACCCAAATCGCTCAGCGAGCTTGTCAATCCAGCGCGCCATCAATCCTGTCCAATGTGTTCGTTTCGTCCATCAACTTTTTTATCCGCGCTTCCCCTACAATCCGTGCCTTCTATCCCCACTGATTTCGCTATCGCGTCCAGTTGTGCTGTGATCGCATCTCTTCTGAGTGCATCACACCGCGGGCACCAATACGGCGTGAATGCCGTCCCTGCCACGTTCTGACATTTCCCCTCGTAGTCTCCAAAACCCAAGCACTTTTTAAAATCAATTCGCTTCATCGTCCATCAACTCTTTTATCCGCGCTCTCCCCTACAATCCGCGTCTTTAATTTCTGCCAAACTCCCCAAACACCGGCACGATCCCGCTGAATTTCCCTTCTTCCCTGGCCATCAACGCCGCGGCCGTCGCTGCATAATTCCCCGCATGAAAGAAGTGGTTCGGAATATTCTTTTTGAACTTGAACACCTTCTTGCCCAATTTCGGATCGTCCACTTCATCCTTCTGCGAGCCGCGCAGATGATGCTGCGCAAACGTCGAATCCTCAAACTCCACTTCGCGGCCATCATTCTCGATCATCCGCGCCGGAAAAATCACGTGTATCGGATCGACCGTGAACAGGTCACAATATGAATCCAGCGCCTGTTCACGGTCCTGTGTAATCACCTTGAAGGGGTTGCCGAGATGCTCGTGCTCGGCTTCTTTCAGATCCGTGCCCTTGTAATAATTGAGCACCACATTCTGCGGGAAGCGATAGGCCAGCCGCCGTGCTTCTGTCGTGAGCGGCAACGCATCAATGACGAATTGCATACAATTCATGTCTATAATCAGGCGCTCACCCAACTCTGCCACATGGTCGCTGTCGATCTCTTGCGCCCAGATCAGCCGCATCACGTCCGCTTCAAAATCCCAAAATGTTGCCCAGCACGAATTCCCCATGTCCATCCCGCCTATACTCCAGTGCGCCTTATTCTGCACGCTATATGGCCGCTTGAGGGCGAGCAAGGTTTCCCTCGTGATTCGCTGCAAATCTCCGGCATCCGGAATTCCCAGCATCGATGAGTGCAACTCGGACCGTTTGCTCTTGCGTTTGGCACTCTTCAGCCAGCGCTTCATCAGCTTGTTCAGATCTCGGCCTTCAAGAATAACCTGCGGAATACGGTAGCTCTGAATCTCCCGCTCCGGAAACTTAGCGACCCAATGCCCGCACTCACTCCGGCGATACGGCGCCTGGCACTTGATGCACACCACTTTCCATTCGCCTTCGATCTTGCGCACGCACGGCGGATGCTCGCTGTGGTTGAGTGAACTCTGGTAAAACAGTTCCTCCAAATTCTGCCACTCATTGCAGGCCGGACATTGAAACAGCATCACGTGCTGAGTGCCCGATTGAAAGCCCACGTCGCACGGTCCGCCGGGATAGATCTCACGCGCAAACCCGTTGAACTGCGCGAAAATCGACGCATCCATGCGCTCTTGAATCATCTCGATACTTTTCTTCGTGATGATCGTCACCTCATCGAGCGAGACCTGATCCATTGGCCGGCTGAGCGTATCAGAAAGCACGTTGGCGCCCAGAAAATACACGTAGTGCGGACCGGCTTCATAGTACATGTCCGTCTCGTGCATCTGATAGATCCGCTTCAGGTCTTTACTCTGCTTGATCTGCTCTTGCGAAAAGCGGGTTTTCATAAACGGCTTGATCATCACCTTGTCCGGCAGGGCATAGCCGCAATCGTATCCGCGCCAGTTGGGCAGATAAAGATTCCACCCGATCATGAACGTGCTGAATGCGATCTGCGTGCCCTTTAGGAACCATTGCTCATCATGCTTGTGCATCTCTTTGGCAATGGGCAGAAACGGCTCAAATCCTTCGAACGAATATTTTTGAATCTTGCCATTTTTTTTGATTGTGATATGCTTCGTGAGCCAGTTGGGGAAATCCCACTCTTCCGGCTCATTGCGCGTACTGCGCGTGTTCACTGTCTTGAGCGCATTCGCTGAACTGCGCAGTATCTGAGTTGCTTCATTCATCGCGCCGCGTCCACTTCGTCTATCCTGTCTTCACCCGATTCTCTATTCAATTTTGCTTCAATCTGTTTCAACAAAAACGGCTCCCGCTCCTTCAGCTCCGGTCCGATCCTGGGATCGTCCGCCAGGACATTGAAGATCACCATCACCACCTTGTGCATGTCTTTCCCCTTGCCATTATTGCCTTCGAGTACATCGAGTCTCTTGAGAACGCCGTTCACCACATACCAGGCACCCTCAAAACTCTTGGGCTTCATCCGGACAATTTTTCCGAGCAGATCATCGCGTATCAGCTTCAACTTCCCGATCACCCGCAGTCGATCGCTCACCACCTTCTGCTCGGTCTGCGTCTCGATCTCTTTGCGCACACGCTCTGAGCGCAGTTCCCATTCGCCCCGATTCGCCCACTTCGAAACCGTTGCGTCCTTCAGTCGGGGACAAAGCTTCTTGAACTTGACTCGCATGCGCTTCGCGATCTCTTCATAGCTAAAGCCCTGTGCATACAGGGTAAACGCATGCTCTTTTATTTCTCTAATGTACGCCATTGATGTGCTGTTTTACTTGCAGTCCCACAAACGTCGTATATGCCGGTGGAATTTCCTGTGCTAACTCATCTCGTGTCATCCAACCAATCCCCATACACTCCTTTGCTAATGGCAGCGAGCTGAAGTGCCCTGCAACGCACATGATCTCACCCGATTTCGCACATCTCCCGACTTTCACTGCTGGTTTCATGTGCTTTGTATGTCCTAGCTGAAGCAATAGAATGTTCGACTCAAACAGTCTGTGGCGATATACGTTCAACCCAAACATCGTCCCGCATAGTTTTATGCAATCTCGCAACGGAGCGCCTATGACATTTTCAATCACGTAGGGCTTGCCAGTATTTTGCAGCGCTTCTCTGAATTCCGGTATCAGCTTTTTGTATTGCCGCCTGTGAATCGTTTTCGTAATCGAATATCCCTGACATGGCGGCGAAGCGTGTACTGCATCGAATTCACCAGTATTCCGCTTAACAAAATCGAGTGCGTCATCCTGCACGAATCTGAACGGAAAATTCGGCTGCGGCATTATATCTACACCTACAATATCAAACCCGGCTCTAAAGTAACCCATTGCTGCCCCCCCAGCGCCACAGCATAAATCCAGCAACTTCGGTTTCATGCGTCAATTCCCCAGCAGCGACTTGATGAACTCCACATACAGCCCCAGCAACATCGCAATGATCACCCAGTTCTGTTTCTTGATGAACTTCGTTTGATGTTCGATATCATCTACTCGCCTAATGATGCCCCGATTCCCATTGTTATCCCCATACACTGCGAGCTTCAGCCCATGAATATCCTTCGTGTTTTCCCGCCCCTGAAACGCCATCTCGTCGGTGCTCATTGCTTTGCCATCAACCATCAGATCTTGCATTTCGTCGCGGTTCTCTTTTCGTTGCAGCTTGCCATTCGTTGTTGCGGGGACCGGACTCGAACCGGCGACCTGTGGATTATGA